GAGCATGAAGTAGGAACAGATCAAGTTAATCCAGATGGTACAACTACAACTGTTACATCATTTGTAAAATCATATGACTTTGATTTACAATCAAGAGCACAGAATGCACAAGGTAAATCAACAGGACCATCTATAGCTGGTGAAGTATTTCTTGCTATGAGAAGGTTTGTGCCTGATTTTAAAACATTGCAGGGTAATGCTAAAGTAACATTAGCAGTTAAAAGATACCCGCAACAATCAGAGACTACTACTAGTTTAAGTCCCTTTACAATCACTTCATCTACTGATAAAAAGGATACTAGAGCTAGAGGTAGGTTCGTTAATGTCAAGATAGAAAATGATTCATCATCTGAATCATGGCGTTTTGGCACTTTTAAAATAGACATACAACCAGACGGAAGAAGATAATGTCAATACTTAGATTTTTACAAAGAAACACACAACCAAGTTTATATCAACAATATCAAAATTATTTAAACCAAGGTTTACCAGATATCTCTGGTATATTTACTACTCCTCAAACATCTGGAATTGCGAGCATTATGTCAGAAGCACAAGAACCTATAAGTGAAGCAGTATCCGGATTAACACCTGAACAATTAAGATTGTTATATCCACAAGATCAAGGTGGTAGAGACGATGATTTTAGAGGTGGCGGTGCATTTGGTAATTTAGATTTATCTAAATCAAAAACTGTTACTAGAGATGTTTATGATGAAGAGTTAGGAGATTTTGTACCAACAGAATTAACAGCGTATTACAATCCAACACTAGGTAATTATCAAACTTTTGATGGTAAAAATATTAATCCAATGTTTACAAGTGTACCATTAGGTTTTATAGGAGGAGGTATAGATGCATTGGGTTTAAGACCTAATACAATTGGAGGATATGCTCCAGGTAAAATAAGAGGAGCTTATGATACACCTAAAGATCTCATTAAACAAAATAGAAATGAAGATCCTGGAATGACTCCTGCACAAATAACAAAAAGAAAAAAAGGACTTGAATCAATGAGTCAACAATATCAAAATATTGGTAGAGGTCGAGATGATGATAATAGACCAGATGGAGGTGGTGGATATACTGGAGGATTTGATTCTTCAACAGGTAACTATGATGATCCTTACTCGGATGATACAGAATAATGGCAAAGATAGTAGTAAGATTACCTGAACCAAAAACAGAATATGATGTTTCTAACCAGAAACAAATTAACAGAACAATTAGTTTGATTGTAGAACAATTAAACTCAACTTTTTTAGATGAACAAAAACAGGAGCAAGAAAGATTTTCTTGGTTTATAGGTGGCTAATATTTATAACAATGCAAAGGTAGATTTAACTACTACTGGAAACACGACTATTTATACCACGCCATCTGGATCAAGAGCTATTATAAAAAACATATTGGTATCTGATGATTCAGGTAGTGGAGATACAATAACAATGACTGTTACAGATGCTAGTTCAGCTGTATTTTCTTTATTTAAGACAAAAGCTATAGCATCAAATGCAACAACAGAAATGATATCTCAACCTATTATTTTGTTGGAAGATGAGATATTAAAAGCACAAGCGGCTACAGGTGGTAGATTACATGTAGTTGTATCATTGCTTGAAATAAATAGAGATTAGGAGGAAACATGGCGTTTATAGAAGAAGGATCAGTAGAATACGTAATGATAAATGGTAAGAAAGTACCAGTTGTAAAATGTGAAACTGAAGTAGTGTTAAGAAATACACAAACAAACTATGAATATGGATCAGATAAAGAGGCTGAAGATGATATTGCAGACCCAAATTCACCTACACAAAGAGAGTTTGTTACACGATCTTTGAAAGTAAAGGTAGCAGCAATGCCACCTTTAGGTGCTGCATCTGATGAAGACAAAGAAGAATAGTTGTAAAATGAAGGATTATTATATAAAATAAATAAATTATGCCAATATCTAGATCACAAATGCCAAGACAGTTGTATGGATTAGGAGGACTTCTAAAATCTATTACTAAAGGTGTTAAAAGCGCTGTAAAAGGTGTTGCTAAAACTGTTAAGAAAAATCCTGTATTAGCTGCAGCTGCTTTAAACTTTGCTCCTATGCTTATACCTGGAGGAGCAAGCACATTTTTTGGTGGTAAAAGTGCTATGTTTGGATTACCGAGTCTTACAGGTGCTAAAGATTTTTTTACATCAGGTAGTAAATTATCTCAAATGTCAAAAGTAGGTGCTACAGGTGGTATACTAACTGCTTTATTATCACAAGCAGAACAAGGTGATGAAGAGGCGCAAGCACTAACTAGAAACATACCAGCATTAAAAGGTTATTTATTTGAGAACTACAAGAATCTTGGATACACAGACCAACAGGCACAAGAATTAACAGACAAAGATACAGCTGAATATACTAGTGGTATGGGTGGTTATGCAGAGGGTGGTCGTATTGGTTATGCAGAAGGAAATCCAGATGAAAAACAAATGGCTATGGTAGAGGATATGTTAAAAAGAGGTATGGACATGGATACTATAAAAACATTAACAAATGCATCTGACGAAATGATTCAAGATCGTATTAACTTTATTAAATATGGTGGAGCAAAAGTGCCTATAGAAAAAGCATATGGTGGCAGAATCATGAAAGCCATTGGTGGAGACACTGCAGAAGACAACGCAATGCAGGCGTCAGGCATCATGGGTCTACCAATTAATGAGAATCCAGCAGGTGTAAAAGAGCTAGATTTACGAGAAACTGGTGGATTTATCCCTCCAGTTGGTGTAAAAGAGAAGGCAGACGACATCCCTGCGATGCTTTCAAATAATGAATTTGTGTTTACAGCTGACGCTGTAAAAGGAATGGGTGACGGTAACGTCAATTTAGGTGCACAACGTATGTACGACATGATGAAAAAATTAGAAAACGGAGGTAGAGTCTAATGGCTGAAGTAACTACTACAAGAACAGAATTACCAGAATTTTTAGAAGCAGCAGCAAAACCATATTTAACAGAACTTACAACAGCTGTTGGTGGTTTAAAAGGCGCTGATCTTTCAAAAGTATACGGACCACAATTTGTAGCTGGTCAAGATCCTTTATCACAACAAGCAGTATCAATTGCTACAGGTGCTCAAGGTCTTGGATCATATCAACCTTTTTTACAAACAGCTGCAGCAAGAACAGGTCCAGATGCATACAAAGATTTTATGTCTCCATATCAAAGAGATGTCATCTCAACTGCTTTGGAAGATTTTGATCGACAAGCGGCAAGAGGTGTAGGTGCATTATCAGATGCGGCTGTTCAAGCCGGTGCATTTGGTGGAGCAAGACAAGGTGTAGCTGAAGCAGAATATATGGCTCAATCAGATAGAAACAGAGCTGCATTACAAGCACAATTATTACAACAAGGTTTTGGTCAAGCGCAACAAGCAGCAGGAGCTGACTTTGCAAGACAATTAAGTTTAGCACAATCTTCACCTGCATTAGCTGGTCAACAAATTTCAGGTTTACAGACTTTAGGTGGTGCTGCACAAACACAAAGACAATCTGAATTAGCTGCACAACAACAGTTAGCGCAACAACAATTACTACAACCTTTACAAGCTGCACAAGCTTTAGGTGGAGGAATTACAAGTTTGATTGCAGGATACCCAACTCAACAAACAACTATTGCTCCTTCTCCTAGCATGGCACAAACTGCATTAAGTGCAGGTGCTACACTTGCAGGAATCTACGGAGCATTAAGATAATGAAAACTTTAAGACGACCTATGTTTAGAAAAGGTGGTGAAGTTGGTGGTGGTATAATGACTGGTATCAATAGAGAAAACTATCAAGAAGGAACTCCATCTAACAGTGAACAATTTAGAGAAATTGTACAAAAGTATGCACAGCCTGCTATTGATCCGGTATCACAATTATTAATTCAAGGTGGATTAAGAGGAATGTCACAAACAGGTGGTGGTGGAACACTAGGTAATTTAGCTATGGCTTTTGAACAACCGACAGCTCAACTATTTCAAAACCTACAGAGACAAAAAGATTTTCAAAGAGAAACTGACATTGCTGCTTTAAAAATGGATATAGCTGACAGAGAAAGAAAAGAGAGAATTGCTAGAGAGAAAGCAGCTACAGAAGCAACTCAACAGTTTCAAAAAGATCTATTAGGTGATAAACAAACTTTTACAGCAGCAGAAGCTGAGAAAACTAGAACTGCTACAGCAACAGAAAAAGAAAAAGATAGAAAATTAAAAAGAGATTTAGCTTTAGCTGATGATAAAGATAATGTTTATGTACAAACAGCTAAAGTGATACTAGGAGCTAATGCTTCTCCAGAAGAAATAGGAAACATGGCATCTAAAATAGCAACTGAAAAAACATTTGGTGTAGATGAAAGAGCTAAACAATCTGCCATCCTAAAACAAAAAGAGGCAATTGAGGAAAGATTTGGCCTTACTGAAGGACTATTAGAAAACTACTATAACTTTACAGCCACTGGTAGAGCAGCTGAACTATCCGAAAAAACAGGTAAAACTTTCATTGGTCCTATTAAAAAGAAAAAAGGTAAGTACAAAACTAAAGGTAAATTTGGATTGTATTTTGATCCTGTTGATAATGTTGCAGTAGAGGTAAACGCAGACGGTACTTTCAATACCTATTAGGAGGTTAAATGGCAACAAAGTTCCAAGAATACGATGTCTTTAATCTCATCGACGAAGAGCAAGGTAGTGAAACAAATGCTCTTGTATCAGCTTTAGCAGGCGTTGCATCTGGTTTAATTAAAGTTCCTGAAGGTGTTATATCTCTTGGCGCAGAACTAATTGATCTTGGTTTTGATACAGACACAGCAGCGAAAGTAGAAAAAGCATTTGATGCAATCAATGTATTTGAAGATGTAGCAGATGATAGAGCTATTGGTAGACTAACTGAAACTTTAGTTCAAATAGGTATACCTGGAACTGTAGGATTTAAATTAGCAAGCGGTGCAGTAAAAGCAAAGAAAGCTGGTAACTATGCAAACTTAGCTAGTCCAAATATCACAAAAGCATTAAACAGAACAAACGATTTAAATAAGAAAGCAAGAACAAAAAGATTTGTAGCAGGTGTGGCTGGTGGTGCAGCCGGTGAAGCCTTTGTAGCAGATGTAGAAGATATTGGTAGTCTTGGTGATACTTTTGAAGCAGGACCTACACAACTTACAGAAGTTACAGATGAGGGTGGTAAAGAAGATGCGGGTAGAAAACTTTTAAATAGAGTTAAATTTGGTAGTGAATCTTTACTTATAACACCACTTGTATATGGAGCAGCAAGAGGAATCAAAGCTGCAGCAACTAGAGGTAAGAATCTAGAGTTTAGCAATTCAAGATTAGACAAATTTTTTAACAGAGTATTTTCTACTGTAAGGGCGAGAGGTGCAAAACCACAAAAAATATTTGAAGAAAAAATGGCTGAAACAGGTGCTGGTATGGCAGATACTAACAGAGCCATGGAGTTAGTAAAAAATTTAGATAAAGAAATAGATAAAATGTTTCCAACATTAAAGACTACATTTAGTAAATCAACAGGTAAAGAAAAATCTAAAGTATTAAAAGATATAAACGATGCATTATTTGATGGTAATTTAGATGAAGAGATATCTGAAGCTACTGTAAATAAATTAACAGATACCTTAACAAAAAAAGGATTAAATGATGAAGGTGTAAAAAGTATTTTTACAAACCTAAAAGATGCAAGACAAGTTTTTTCTGAATTAATTAATGCTAGTTCAAACGCACCAAAAGATGTAGCAGAACTAAAAACATTGATAGGATCAAGAGCTAAAGATTATTTAGGTGATACATATAGAATCTTTGAAGATAAATCTTCTTTACCATTTTTATCATATAAACCTACAGATGAAGCTACACAAAATGTAAAAGAATTATTTAAAAGATATCATAGATTTGCAAACAGAAACAATCCAAACTTTGATCCTGTGAAGAATGCATTAACAGATTTAGAAGCAGATACATTAGTTAATAATGTTTACAAAAGTGCTTTACAGCAAAAGACACCGGGTAACTTACCTTTCTTTAAATATATAAACTTAACACCTATGGCTGATGATGTAGCTACTAAAAAATATTTTAAACAAATTGTTACAAGAGATATTGGTGACCAAGAAATTTCACAAGTAATTGGTGAAGGAAGTAAAGTCTTTAGAGAATACTTTGGTAAGATGCAGGATCCAAGATTCTCTATATACAATGGTATGACTAAACTATCTGGTGTTGCAAGAAAAAATGAGTTGCTAGAAAGATTATTACAAAACGATGCTGCTGTAAAAGCAGCCGCTACAGATGCAACAGAGGCAGGAGAAAGAGGATTCTTTTTCACAGCTGATGAAGTAAAAAATTTAAAAGCAGAAAGAGCTTTACCTAATCAAGAGATTGTAGAACTAGACAAATACCTATCACCATTTTTTAAAGATGAATATGTAGTCAATCCAATGCAAGGTATGTATACATCTAAAGCAATTGCTGAAGCTTTAGGTGAATCACAAAAAGCATTTAAGTTTTTATTTGATGCCGACTCTGAAAACTTTGCAGTTAGAGGTTTTAATTTCTTATACAGAAATCTTTTACTTGCACCAAAAGGTTTAGCTCAAGTTGCAAAAACAATTTTATCACCAGTTACACACTTTAGAAACTTCTTTTCTGCAACAGGATTCTCTGCAGCAAACGGTGTAATGGTAGATATGGTAACTAACCCAACACAAACTGCAAAAGCTTTTGCAGATGCATTTGGTCCTTTACAAGTAGGAACAAGATCAGAAGCAGCCAATGCTAGATATAGACAATTACTAAGATTAGGTGTTGTAAACTCACAAGTACAATTAGGAGATATAAAAAATCTATTAAAAGATGTTAGATTTGGAGACAATGTAGATTTAGACAAGCCTCTAGCATCAATGGGTAAAAAATTATTTGGTCTTGGTAAAAGAGGTGTGAAGAAAGGTGTTAAACTAGCTGAAGATTTATATACAGCAGAGGATGATTTTTTTAAAATTGCAAACTTTGCAATTGAAAGAAACAGATTAAAAAATGCTTTTACAAAAGCTGGTAGAGAATTTACAGAAGAATCTTTAGATCAAGAAGCAGCCAACATTGTAAGAAATACTGTGCCTAATTATGCTTATGTATCAGACACTGTAAGATTACTAAGACGTCTACCACTTGGTACGTTCATGTCTTTCCCATCTGAAATATTAAGAACAACTACAAACATTGCACAAAGAGCAATTAGAGAAATAAAAGATCCTGCTCTAAGAGACATTGGTTACAAAAGATTATTTGGTTTAACAACTGTACTAGCAGTAGCTCCTTATGGAGTACAAAAAGGATTTCAATCGTTGTATGATGTAACTAATGAAGAACTAGATGCACTGAAAAGATACTTACCTGAGTGGTCTAGAAACTCCACAATCTTACCTATCAGAGATGAAGATACAGGTGAATTAAAATATGTAGATTTTAGTCATGGTAATGCATACGATACAGCCATTAGACCTATACAAACTTTACTAAACAATATTCAACAAGGTATTACTGACGAAGATGTGTTAATGAAAGGATTGCTAAGTGGTATGGCAGAAGCTGCTGGTGAACTTGCATCACCATTTATATCGGAAGCTATTTACACACAAGCACTAGCAGATATATTTTTAAGAAATGGTAGAACAAGAGAAGGTAGTCAAATTTATACTGAAACACAATTAAAAACAGAACCAGGAAAAGCTATTCAAAACTCAATTGAACATGTTGCAGAATCTTTAGTTCCTTTTTCATATCCAACACTAACAAGAATCTATCAAGCTGCTGCAGACAAACCATCAGAGCGTGGAGAGTTCTTTGAACTACCAGATGAGTTAACTGGTTTCTTTGGATTCAGACAAGTAAAAGTAGATCCTGTAAAAGCAATGGGATTTAAACTTGCAGGTTATCAAAAAGGAATCAGGGAAGCAAGGTCACTATTTACAGGTGGTGCAGAGTCTGTATTGAAAGGTGGACCTAAAACTCCTAATGATATTATAAGAAGATTCATACAAGCAAACAAAGCAAAATTCTTGGTTCAAAAAGAATTAAGAAAAGATATTGAAGCAGCTGAATTATTAGGTGTAGATGATTTTGATTTAAGAAAAGAGTTTAGAGAAAGACAACTTATAAAAGATTTTAATAGACTTAATAATGATATCTTTGATCCATACATACCATCAGATAATATTAGAAGAGAGTTTAGACAAATGTCTGAAAATTTAGGTATATCTAATCCATATTTAGATGCTCTCATGGACATAAATGATATTGCTTTAGATCTAAGAGGTTTGTCTTTTGATGATGACTTTGATGAATTTATAAATGTAGAAGATTATCTACAAGATGAATCAGAACCTGTAGCATCTTTACCATTACCTAATATGCCAATGCCAAGTCAACAAGTGATACAAACAGCACAGAACCAAGCATTAGGCAACATGAACCAGGGTTTGACACCAATAGAAAATGCCTTACTATCAGAGGAAGAAAAACAAATTAGGTTAAGACAAAGAGGATTAGCATAATGCCAAACGGAGATAAACTTAGACCAAAAAATACAAGAGAGCATTTACTTGCTATCTATGGCTATATTACTGGATTAAAAAAAGATGTAAAACATATGCATGATGGTATACACGATTTGGGCGGTAAGATAGACAAGATCTATTGGGTGTTATTGGGTACTGTAGGGGCAGTATCACTTCTGCTATTAGAGAAAGCTTTGGACAAAGGATTATTTTAAATCCATTCTTTATACTCTTCACCCATAATTGCATTCGCAATATTAACTTTATTACGTAAAGCTTTTACAATTCTTTCATCAATTGTATCTTGAGATATAATATCAATGTAAGTCATCTTTTTTGTTTGACCAATACGATCTATTCTAGCTTCTGATTGTTGTCTCTTCTCTAAATCATAACCATTTGAAAAATAAATCATTGTACTACCAGCAGTCAATGTAATACCATAACCACCTGTATGTGTGGTTCCTACAAAGAATCTACAGTTGTCATCAGTTTGAAATCTTTTTATGTTTGTTGATCTTTGATCTGAGTCTGTTGCACCATAATAATCTACAACAGAGTCATCACCATACACTTCTTTTATCTTGTTGATAATTCTTTTTACATCATGAGTATAATGAGACCAGATAATGGCTTTGCCTTCAACATTCTCTAATATACTCATGAGTTCAGTTAAACGACTACAAGGTAAATCTTTTATTGTGCCATCGTCAGCTGTAAAGTGACCACAAGTTATTTGATGTAGTCTCATTAACTGAGTCATGATCGTAGCTGTAGATTGCATTTTGCCATCAAGAAAGGCAATCGCTTCTTGTTTCATCTGTTGATAAACTTTCTTCTGTTCTTTGGTAAGTTCAACAGTATGTTTGATGAAAGACTTTGCAGGTAAATCTAGACAATCCTCTTTCAATATTCTTTTAGAGAAAGGTTTTATTTTTTCTGATAATTCAGCAAGATTTCTGTAACCTACAACAATCTCTACACGTCGGCCCTGTACTTCTATCTTTCGAGTAACAGCATACCGAGCTTTGAACGTGTAGTAAGATTGATGAGAAAGGAGCCAGGGATCAAGAAACTGGCATTGAGAAAACAAATCTAGTGGTGATTTAGTTACAGGAGAACCTGTCAATATTCTTCTATACTTTCCAAGTTCTCTTAATGATAAAATACTTTTTGTTCTATTTGATGTAGGTGTTTTAATTGTAGTAGATTCATCTATTGCAATCATTGCTTTGTGACACATCAAAAACTTTTGTGCAAATTTAATACCATCACCTTTTGAAAAAGACTCAACATTCATAATTAAAATATGAAAGTCCGTACCTGTTTCAAACATTGTATTTAATATCTGTTGTTGTTTTTTAGATTTGTCTGACGTTTTCCAAAGAACAACTTTCTTTTCAATGTGATCAGGTAAGTGTGTAGGTATCTCTGAGTCGTACCAATTTTTATATACACCCTTTGGTGCAATCAATAACAGGCCATTTATCAAGCCTTTATCATACAATACAGCTGCATTATCTAGTAATACCTTAGATTTACCTGTACCCATTTCCATAAAATAGGCAAAGTTTTCTTTATCCCAAGAAGCTTCTAAAGCATCTAGTTGATGAGCGTAAGGCTTAGTTTTAAATTTATAGTTCATACTTTACTTTTCTTTCTAATATCCTATATAGTGGTGTAAAAGAAAAAAGTCAATGTCGAAAGTTTATTTAATACAAGAAATACCAGGAACCGCAAAAGGTGAACCTAAATATAATATTTTAGGTGCTCAAAAATATGGCGAAATTAAGACTTTGTTACCAGAGTTTTCACAAATGATTTTATCACCTGGTCCATTAATACACAAACTTAGAACTCTTCTGAAAGATTATACAGAAGAAGATTATCTTTTACTTTCTGGTGATCCTGCAATCATAGGTGTTGTATGTTCTGTTGTTGCAGATATTACAAATGGAAAATACAAATTATTAAAATGGGATCGTCAAGAAAAAACTTATTACCCTATCGAAATAAATATTCATCAAAAGTAGTTGACATTAAAAATTACTTCTCTATATAGTTAGACGCTATTAAATTAATTAAACTAATAAAAATATATAGGAAAGCTAATGACTGACGATGTTAAAGTAAAAGTTTTCACTGGAAGTGGTTCAATAAACTTTCGTGATGACGCTCCCGATCAAAGCGATGTGATCGATCCAAAGAAACTCTCTGAAGAGATAGAAAAACTAAAATCAATACAATCACAAATATCAACACTAAAAGCACAAGTAAAAGATTTAGAAGAAGACGAAAAATATTTTGTCTACGATGTAATTCCAAAACTTATGTACGATATGAATTTAAGCACACTGAAACTAAAAGACGGTTCTGAAGTTTCAGTTGGTAAAAAGTTTTATGCAAATGCAAGAGCAGATAAAAAAGCAGATGCATATCAATGGCTTCGAGACAATGGCCTAGGTGACATTATTAAAAATAATATTAGTGTTACTTTTGGTCAAGGCGAAGAAAACAAGGCTATGGCTTATGCTAACCTTGCAAAGGAGCATGGTTATGAGCCTTCTCAGAAAGAGGATGCTCATCATGCTTCTGTATCAGCAGTGATGAAGGAATGGAAAGAAAAAGGAAATGAAATTCCAACTGATCTGTTTTCTGTGCTTGATGTAGATCAAGCTAAGATAAAAAACAAAAGCTAAACTAATAAACCAATAACCTAATAGGAGAAAATATGGAAAATCAATTAGCAAAAAAAGCTAATGCTGGTGCATTGGCAACAATAAATCTCAGAGGCGACTCTATGAAAGGAGCTGAAGAAATTAAGAAGGATGATATATCAACACCTATCTTAAAGATTCTTCATCAACTATCTCCAGAGTGTAACGAGAGAGATCCAAAGTATGTAGATGGTTCTAAACCAGGAATGATCTACGCTTCATCTTTTGGTTCTTTGATTGATGGTGAGAAAGAGGGTATCAACATAGTTGTTGCTCATGCTCAAACCAGATATCCAGAATGGCAAGAGAGAGGAGACAGTGCGTCAGCACCTGTTGGAACTCACATGGAGATACCTGCAGACGCAGTAGAAGAAAGAAACGGTAGATACAGATTACCAAATGGTAATTATGTAGAAAAAACTGCTTACTTCTACGTAATCGTTGTAACAGGTGATGAGTCAAGACCTGCTGTGATACCAATGCGATCGTCGAATTTATCACCGGCGAGGGAACTAAACAATCTGATAACTAATCTTAGAATATCAGATGACAAAGGCACATTCCAACCTGCAGCATACGCAGCGATGTTCAACTTAAAAACAGTTGGCAAAACTGCAGGCAGTAAAAGTTGGCATGTGTACAAACCATCTAAAGTTAGAATGTTAAATACATCTGACAAAGCAGATGCAGATTTGTATGTAGCAGCACAAGAACTACAAAAAACTGTGGCAAAAGGAACTGCTAAACCTAAATATGAGAATAACTCTAATACGGGAGATATTGTCTAATTCCTACGGGAATAGTTGCAACGGGAGGCCAGAAAGCGAGAGTAGACTGGCCTCACAAAAATATGAAAGATTTTATAAAATATTTTACAGGATTAAAACGTAACTATGGTTTCTGTAATATACACAATGGATACAAAGATGAGTCTGGTAAAATAAAGTTTGAACCTAAAGATTACGGTTGGGCTAAAAAAGAAATTACAGATCAAGATTACGAAGAACATTTAAGTGGAGCAAAATCTATTGGAGTTAATCCATGTGATGATGAAGGTAAAGCTATCTTTGGTGCAATAGATATTGATCCAAAAAATTATACAAGTTTTAGTTTACAAAAATATTTAAAAACAATTGAAGAAAAAAATTTACCTATCATACCTGTCAAATCAAAATCAGGTGGACTGCATTTATATTTGTTTGCAAAAGAAAAAATAAAAGCATCAGAGATAAGAGAGTTCTTAGAAAAATTATTATTTATATTTGGTCTACCTTCTAAGACTGAAATATACCCAAAACAAACTTCATTAGATTCAAGCGATGGTAAAAGACCATCAGGTAACTTTATCAACTTACCATACTACAACAAGAAAGATCGTGTAGCAGTCAAACCAAACGGAGAAGAGATAGACTTTGATACATTTATCAAAGTTATAAATCTAAATGCACAAACTGCAGAACAATTAAAAGAGTTTGGAACAACACTAATTAGTAATGAGTTAAAGAATCAGGCGGCAGAATTTGATGAGGGACCACCATGTCTTGGTCTGATATGTGGCGAAATAGAAAGAACGAAAGAAAAGCTACCGGACGAAAGAGACAGATTCTTATACAACTACATGGTATTCGCCAAAAGAAAATATCCAGATCAGTGGGAAGCAAAGGTTCTAGAAAAAGCAAGAGACTATATCAAATACGATAACATCTGGGGTGATGACAAAGTCAAATCAAAAATAAAAGCATGGAAGGGTGACACTGCAGGTTACACTTGCAACGAAGATCCAATACAATCTAAGTGTGCTAAGAGTATATGTCTACGTAGAAAGTATGGTGTGGGTAAACAACTGAACGCATCATGGCCAGAAATAATTAGTGTAACTAAAATGGATTACAGACCTCATCCAAAATTCTTTTTATATGTCAAACAACCAAGTGGTAAAATAAAAACTATCAATGCAAAAACTGTAAAACAAATTATAGAACAAAGAGAACTAAGAGCACTGATTGCAGAACATACAAACATTGTACCACCACCTAT